ATATGGACTTACGCCCCAAAGAAACACCCCCACCCAGAATCCCATGCACAAATGGCAATGGAATAATCTACCGAAGCCACCCCACGCTTTGCACTCTGGTCGGATTTTATTAAAGATATGGCCGTGAATTATTATGAACGTCATGCCATAAGCGGCAAGCACAAAATGAAGTAATTCCATCTAATATCGGTAACGGAGTGGGTAATAGTAATACCCTGGTCGCATCGATCCCTTCTCTGCATACTGTGGTACCTCGCCGTACTCCGTAGAGTCCTGGTCGTCTGGGTGTGTATACATGTCTTCGAGCTCTTTTTCGTATTCATCTGCGACGCGTTCGGTGCCCGCTTCGTGCTGTATAAATTCAGCAATCACAAAAACAGCCGCCTGAAGAGCGTTGATTTGTTCGTTGGAAAAAAGGGCTGCCTCTAAGGAACGAAAGATATTTCCTCCCTGAATGCTACTGCGATCTACAACGCCTTTATCTGAGAGCATCTCCAAAAGGCGATTCTGATAATCATAAACATCTTCTGTGGCTGTCGTTTTGGGGAAGGTTACAACTTTCATTTGTTCGGGCATTACCGCAATATCAATCTTTTTATGATCCATGATAAGCAGAGATCCATCAAGCGCTTTACGGGCGTTGAGTTCTACGGTTGCTTGCGGACCTCCAATCTTAATCTTAAGCATTTAGGGTAAGCTCCTGCACTAATTCTTGTGTCTGTAAAACCTTGTTAAGGTGAACCTCAGTAAGCTCGTGCTTACGAAATCCGTCTAAGTACTCCACAACTTTATTTACTTTTTGCGAGATGAGGGGCTCCAACTCGGCTTCTACCGCTTCACTAAGTAAGCCCTTAAGCCTGTATATTTCTTCATTGAGGTAGAGTCGTAGCTCAAACCCATCATCTGCAAAACTTGTAACATAGTGACTGAGCAACTCTTTTTGCTCCCGTAATAGATCGCCATATTTGTCGTTAAACTTTTTAATGAACGATCGATATGTTAAATTATCAATTGATTTTAAATTACTATGTGTTGTCGAGGACTTCTGCGACATATGGTCGACAAGAGCTTGTTCAAATAAAACTTTTTGTTTTACCGAAGACCTTTTATTAAAAATAGAATTTATAGAAGCCAACGTTTTAAAGTTAGGAACAAAATTAGACCAAACATGCTGGCCTAGACTCTTATTAATGGCGGCGATAACTTGTGACTGAGCAGCAAACAAAATTTTGTCATTCACGTTGCTTCGCGCAGCTTTAGTTTCTTGCAAAAGCCTCTCCGCAACTGCAGGTTGAATATTTCGTGTTTCTAATATAGTGTTATACAGTTGCATCTCTGTATATAGAGTAGTTCCTTTTGCAAAATGTTTCTTAAGAATTCCCACAGCGGCCGCACTTCTCCTGTGTTTGTTACTCACCGTCGATTTTGTGACCTCTTTTACGAGCGCCTCATAAATAAAAGCCGTATTGCGTTTCTTATTATGTTTCATCCTTTTCCGCCTCTTTCTTATCTAATTGGCTTATAAGTCTACGTACAGCCGCCGTGTTCTCAAGTAACACTGCCTCATCTTTATTATAAATAGATCCATCATTCTCTTCTAGACTAACTAACGCTCTAAGATCAGGAAGACCCACTCGGCCAACAGAGTGTCCTACCCGCGATCTATCGCGGCTGCGATATGTAACAGCTTCGGGAGCAGCGGTGCTGCGAAGGTTTCTGCGTCGCGGGCCCGGATTGTTCGTTCGGCGGCCGTCTGCGCGACCATCTTTCCTCTCATACTTACGGCTTTTTTCGTAGTAGCTTGTATGCTTCGGATCATCCTCGCGGCGTGCTGGGGCAGTCAAAAGTGGTGATTCGTCGCCTTCTGCGCCGGCTTCCTCTCCGCCACCGAGGTCTTCGCCCCCAAGGTCGTCCCCAAGGTCGCCACCAAGGTCCCCACCAAGGTCCCCACCAAGGCCGCCGGCGCCGCCCATTTCTTCGGCTGCGGCCCCTTCGGCTACTCCTTCAAGGGCTTGCTGATATTTCTTATCATAAAAGCTTTCACGCTGATTGCGCAAGAACTCTTCGTCGGAAAGCCCCAAAATATTTTTAGCTAGCCAACGCTTACTATAAACTCCCTCAGGAATAGCATTAGCAATATCAAACTTTGTTCTCATATACTCAAGTTGCTGTAGCTCCGCCAAACGTGAAGGATTATTCAGCGCTAATTTAAAACTTACCAGGTCTTCGCCGCGGAAACCTATGGTATATAAATGTACCACCGCAATCTTTTCAAGCTCTGAAATTAAAGCGCGCTGCAGCCTTTGGATTGTTCGCGCGAAACGAATATCCTTTTGGGCTAATGTGCTTTTATCTTCGTTATCTCCCTCAAGATTAGTAAGATAGGACTGAGGAACTTTCAAAGCTGAGAAGAGTTTGTCTCGCAAGTACTTTACATCTTCAATGTCGTCGAGAGATTTAGCACCCGGAAGCGATTCAATCGAGGATCCTACGCCGCCGCGCATAGGAATAAAATAATCCTCCTCCAACGACAAAGGATTATAACGCAGATCCACTCTTCCAGTGTTAGCGTTAATCATTTGGTTTCGCTTCATTTCGTTTTTAACCTTTTCCATATATTGAGGAACATCTTGAGGCGGGATATTGCCCACATCAATTTTGAAAACTCGACGTTCGGGAGCTCGGACAACTCGGTAAGCGATCATGGCATCTTCTAAAAGCACAAGCTGCCTCCAAATCCGGCGCCCCGGATCTAAAACAGAGGTGCCGTAGGGACTATATTTATCATTCCCTAGAATACGGAAGTGTGCGACCTGCCAATCCTCAAAAGTCATGCCGGCTCCATTCCACTGGAACTGTACATAATTTGGATTCGTGGGGTCCTGTCCCTCTAGCCGTTCAATCTCTTGCGCCGGCAAACCAATAACCGATTTTACCCCCATCTGTTCATCAACATCTAGGTATAAATAGAAATCTCCATACTTGCACATAGATCGGGCCCAGCCAAAGCAATTAAACTCAAGGTTTAACGCATCATAAAAAAGAGCTTCCAAGATTGTTTTAATTTCTAGGTTGAGGCAGTCGATTGTTAAGAGTTTATCGTATTCGTTCGAGGTGGTCATCTCATCAGCGTAGATATCAATGGCCGAAGCGATCTCGGGCATAAACTCCATCTGATCGAAATCTTGATACCTCTCTCCACGATTCTGACTCCGCATTGCATGCGAAGATAAAATATTATAATTCTGAGAGAGGTTGTCGCTTGCGCGCTTAAACTCTTGGCCGCTCATCGAACGGAATTTATAACGATATTTATCTAAAGAATTGCGGCGCTCTTGCCGTGCGATTTGTGCACGGTAATTTACAATAGGGCCCGAAAATAATCTTGTGAGTCTCTTAAATAATGGAGAGTCAGGATTTCGAGTATTGTTTCCTTTTTTTGCTGCCATGAGTTATCCTTTTATTAAAGCCAGGTATTGTTCATTATACATTGCCGCGGCTGTACCTTGCTGTGTTTCTTTAGTTATCTTATGTCCGCGCTGGCCTGGGATGGTAGTGGAGAGCGTAGTGTGGGATGTCGAGATGGAAGACAGAAACTGTTTGCTGTACTCTATACCCCTTTGGCTCTCTACAATCACCGTGTCTCGCACCCAGCATCCAATTGCAAACGAGATAACCAGATCATCATTATAGCTCCTCATTGCTTCCGGGCGGCCGTTGTGCCAAATAAATGTTTTCATCTCAGCCAGAAGTCGGTTTGAATTAATTTTAATTAGTTTATTTCTCATAAACTCTTCCATCTTGGCCACGATAAGGGGACGCGTCTTAGAGGAGGTGGTAAACCCGGGGATTGAATTTGTTTGCCATTGAGCTGTAATAGGGTCCACGTATTGATGATCGCCTTTAGTAGAATGATATAAGTTAGGATACCCTTTATCTATCAAGTTTTTAAGTACTGCGTAGCCTATGTTGTTGTTTTCTATAACCAACATAGGATTCCCGTACTCCGCAGCCACATTATATAGGATATCTGAGAACTCGTCGGGGTTCGGTTTCCCCACATACTCGGCAACAACCTCCAATGATTCAAGTTCAAATACGTGGAAAGCGCTATTATCCTTGCCGTCGCCTCGTGCAACATCTGCCACGATGAGGTGAGTCTTCTCGGGGTCATATCGCTTCCAGATCCAGTAGTTTCGATCAAAGCCTGTTCTATATTCGGGAGACGCAACTCTTTCTAGATACCACTGTAAATCGTCAGGATGGATAACCGTCTCTCCAGAAACGTTGAAGTTGCACTGAAGCTCTTGAGCAATCTGGCGCTTAGACATATTCATGGTTTCTTTTTCAAACCAAGCTTTGTCGCGATCTGGGTGTCTATCCCACATCAGCGTGGTCATATAAAAATCATTGGTGCCGTTCTCGGCCTCGACGCACGTTTGGTGAAACCAGTTACCAACACCATTAGGTGTCGAAAGCGCAATGCACCGACCCCCTGTCGATAGGGTGGGATATAGAGCAGCCCATAAGTCACCGAGCTTTTCAACGTGAGCAGCCTCATCGATTACCAATAAAGAAAGGGCTTCAGAGCGACCTGTATCGCCGGATGTTGATGCGGCTTTAATTTGTGATCCGTTCGAAAGTTCAAATGAAGTCCGATTATCTACTATGATCTTAGAAATTTGCATCCAGTCGGGAAGATTTTTAATAATAGCTTTAACTTTTCGAACGAGATTGGTGGCTGTTTGCAGCTTGGTGGCCACAATAAGTATGTTTTTATCGCGATGAAAAATCATTAACCATCCGATATAGGCAGCAGTGATAGTGGAGATGCCCAGCTGTCGAGCCTTCAGGATAACATTAAAACGATAATCGTTATAATCTTTTAGTAACTGGTTCTGATAGTCAAACGCCTTAAACGAAATTAAGCCTCGTTGGGGGTGTGAGATACGGCAATAGCTAGTCGTGAAATGCACCGGGTCTTTCCCGGCTTTAACGACTTCCCTTAGTATCTCCTCTTTTGTAAGAGCATTTGACATATCACCCCTTAGCTGCCTTTACCCG